CTTGGAAATTTATATTGAAACTCACAATCCTAAATCTGAAGCCGATATTGATAGACTGATTCGCCAATTCAATCAAAAACACCTGTTTCGTACCTTTTCTTAAAGGCCACGGATAGTTGACCAGGTTTTCAACTTCTCTCTTTTGGCCTTTCTGGCACCGTTGACATTTGTATCAGAGATTATACATTTCTCAATCATAATGTCTATCATTGCCAAAAGGTCTCCTGTTTCTTCCTCTAGTCTTTCTTTGTTAGTTCGGTTGTTATGTACCGAATCCATACCAAATCGAAAGACTTTGGAAATAGCCTGTGTTACTTCAGCACATTCTTCCTGAGCAATACAGAAAATCTCTTTTGTTTCATTATCTAAATCCATATCAATCTCGCAATAGTTGGGGTTTCTCTGTATTTTCGGCAAGGAACTTTTCAGCCACGGAAGTAGCTTCTTCATGTGTTCCCATTACAATTGTGGTAACTTGAACTTTACCACCTTCTTCTATTGTAACAATCCAGCCGTTACTGGCTTTGTTAGGTTCAATCTTAGCTGTTCTCATAATTTCTCCTTATGCAATCATTTTGATAAAACGGTTTAACACGACACGGTTATTTAACTTATTTCCCGTATACTTACTGAAGGCAGAAACGATACCACGAGTGGTTGCGTTTTCTTTTACTTCAAATTCGGCATCATCATCAATAGCCATGCCTTGTGATCTGAGCAAATAGTACTCATCAAATCCTGCGGAAGTCACCACAGAGTAATTGTCTTTCCTGAATTGTATGGCTAATGTATCATATCTCTTTTGATTTCCTCCAAAATCATAGAATCTATGTATCTTACGGTTAAACTCTGATCCAGCGAGGACATAGAAACCAATGATATTACAGTCAGTTAATTTTTTCAATAACTTAATCAAACCTGTTGTAACATTAGCACCGTATTGACAATCTCTAATAGTTTCTTGATTTTTAGTCTTAGGATCTCTGATAACTAATACATCTAGACCATACAGAGGTTTATTATATTTTCCATCTTCTTGGTATACACCATCAATAGAATCGGATTCACCATCAGTAAGGAAAATAGTATTTACAATTTGTAATTTGTTTTTCTTTTGAAATTCTGGTACTATTTTTGCAGCCGATATAATTGCCTGATTCAATGGTGTACTTGAAAGACTTGTCCACCAAGGAAATCTTTCACCTTCAGAACTACCGATATGTCCGATAGCACACAGTACAGATCCAGCATACATGAAATCGGATGCCGACATTCTATGTGATAAAATATTCATCAACGAAAACTTGTTGAATGCCAAGTTTCCATTTTTAGGTGTAACCTCATAGGTATATTCAGGTAAAGACTCACATGTGAAAGCATATACCTCATAAGGAATATTAACCTTTTTACAAAACAACACCAAATTAAATAACTGTCTCATTGTATTGGCTATGTGATTACCCATAGAACCGGACCAATCTAAGAACATTACAAGTCCGTGAGATTTACCATCAGGCATAACCGAGATTTTCTTGAAGATATCTTCATTGAATTGGTAAGAGAATATTTTGCTCATATTCAAATCACCAGTTTTTGATACTGAAGTCTTCTTCATCTGGTCGGCATTTTTGCGTAATTCAAATTCTTTGACAAGATAGGATACTACTTTTTCAGATTCAATACGAATTTTACTGAAATGTTCTTTTCCTGTACGATATGATTGGCCGTCAGAATTGCCTTCTTTGTATTTTTTGTAAAAATCCTTGTAATCAAAGATGGCTTTGTTTATATCCAAGTCAGGAAGATCAGCATATACATAATCTCTTGATTTTTTATCAAATAATTTTGACTCATTTTTACGGAAAGCCTCATCAGTATGGGATTTCAATTGATTTTGAGCAATTTTGTTGTCATTTTCTTCAGTAATACCATCGGTAGACTCATTTTTTTCGTCTTTGTCGCTTTTTTTGTCTTTAGTATCAGAATTTTCAGAATTTTGTTGTGAATTTTCTCTCTGGTCTTCGTCTTTGTCGCTTTCCTTAGACTTAGATTTGCCGAAATTTTCAGATTCGTCTTTTTCTTGCTCATTTTTATCGCCGAGATTCATATTTTGAAAAGAATTTTCATCTTTTTCAGGATTTTCTCGATTTTTTACTTTGAACTTGCCTTTTTTAATTTTTTCCTTTTGCTCTAATTTCATATATTCGACAATTTCTTTAGAGACACGAATTACATCATCAAAGGTTTGAGTATTTTCAACTTTATCTAGCAATCCACGTTCTATTTCATCAAATTTTATGCCTTGAGCCGGACCACCTTTGCAATGGATATTAACTCTGTCTATAAAATTCATGTCGCTGAGATCTTGACCATTAGTTCCGAAAAAATCACGCTCAACTAATTCAGTATATCCTTTGACAAACGATTTAGATAGGCCAGGATATCTGTACTTGATTTTTCTCTCAATACGGGAATCTTCAACTACATTAATAATAGTTTGGTCAACACCAGCAATTAAATTCTCTTTTAAATCAATAGCAGGTGTATAGAGAGCATGGCCAACCTCATGTCCCATGAAAAGGTCATATAGTTGGCTGGAAATTTTATTATCTAATATTGGAACCGTCAAAATACGATTTTCAACATCAAAGAAAGCTGTAGGTACTGACCTCTGCTCTACCGAGAGGTTCTCAGTTGCCATTAACTTGGCCAGTATTGATTTGGAATTAATCAGTTCCATCTTTTTTCCTTAGGTGTAATGCACTGTCAATTAGTTCAATTTTAATCGTATCACCTTCTTTCCAACCAGTTTCTTCAAGCATCTCTGGAGGAATATTGAATATTACATTAGCAGAATCGCCAGAAATATCCTGAAATACATCTTCATAATTATAGACTGTCATTCTTTTCCTTCAACTCATGGTAAGCTTCTAGGTCTTTCTCATACAAGGACATGATAGCCCATTGCTTAGTTACATCATCAATCATATTTAACTCGGTCTGGTACTCTGTTGGTTTACGTTGAAGTTGGTTTGTGTACTCACTCATATATTCTCACTTTGTTTGGATGTTTAGGCTTACGGTTGTATTGTACACTACTTTTATGCTTTTGTAAAGGTTTAATTGGTGTACGACAATGTGGTCGTTGTATTTTGACAACAAGTGTAACTTTAGTACTCATTTTATCTCCTCATTCTTGAAATGTCCACAGCCTGCTCATCCGTGAAAACCGGCACGGCATTGGACTTGTGCATTGTTGCAATACCTTTGACCATGGAACCGGTGTAGACTTTAGGTGCAGGTTTTGTTGCAACACCTAGGCCAGTATCCTTTGACGGATGACGAACGGTTTCACGACCAGGTGGTGTACTTAGATTGTACGACCAACCGGAGGTTTTTATTGGTTTAATTGTTTTTGCTGGGGAATGTTTAAGCAACCACTGGTCATACTGCTCACGAACAGCTTTCGGTGGTTTCTTTTTCTTGGACTTTGGCAATGTACCATAAAATAGCATTTAGACACTCCTTTTGCGATGAAGTATCTATTATACTACAATATGGGCTTTAAGTCAAGCTCAGCGTTGTATTAATACAACGGTTTTCGGTTTCGTGGTTGGCGGAAGGTTTCTTCCACATCCTCAAAATGTTTCAAATTTTTATTTTGTTTGAATTTCTTTGGTTTCTTTTGGGATTGATTATAGTCCTCAAAAGTATCCCTATCTTTGCGAAACTTACCTACAAATTTAGACACGAATTTTCCTCCGTTATGGTAACATATCTTTAAAGGCTTCTTTTACAAATTTGTAATTTAAGCCAGTAACACCTTGGTCTTTTCGTAAAATGCCGGCTATAATTTCGGCTTCACGAGGTTCCAATGATTCTAACATTTGAATCATCAATTCGTTTCTTCTTTTTGGAGTTAATTGTTCTGCTGTAGGATGTCCTTTTTGGACAATATAAATTCTACGCAATTGATTGCTGAGTGTATCATGTGTGATGCCAGGTAACACATCTTGTGGTATTCTGTAGTTTTCTGGAATATCATTTACTAACCATTGACAATCTGGATGAAAAGTCAGTCTCAACACCTCCACTAGAGTAGCATTAAGATTTTTACCTATTACATCCATTCTATCTTTTTTATTTTTAGCTAATTCAAATTCATCAAATACTTGATATATATGTTTCATTAAAATTCCTCAATCACTTCCATTAAATTTGTTAGTTTGTTCTCTACAAAGTAATTAAACATCTTTCCTCTAGATGGTGGCTTAATATCATCATACGTATTTATAATTTTTGACTGTATATCTTCTGGTATCATTGTCAAGTCAATAAGCATCTTATTGCGTGACCAACCAACCAAAGTCTCGGCATCTTCCCATTGATCTAATGGAGTCTTCATTAATTTTTCAAGTACGCTTTTAGTAATTGGCTTTTGACGTAATTCATTTACAAAACAATCCGCTGGTGATAATACATTAGGAATGCCATCACCTTTATCTCCACGGATAATCTTTTCTTTTAAATCATCTATTGGATTTTCTGAAACAACATACTTCTTTAATGAAGGATTATATTGCTTCACATTTTTGTATTGTTGTAACTGTAGAAAGTCGCCATCACTTGATAGTATGAGTATTTTTTCATGTGCTGAATGTCTAGGTACTAATGTGCCAATTATATCATCAGCCTCAGCACCTTCAACATCTATACATTTGTAAGGAAAGTATTCTTTTAATTCCTGTTTAAACTTAGCCAACATATCAAAAATTAAGTGCCAATCTAAATCGGACTTATCTCTGGCTTTTTTACGACCTGCTTTGTAATGTGGAAACCATTCCTTGCGCCAGTACTTACGGTTGTCACAACATAGTACTACTTCTCCGTATTCATCACGGAAGTTCTTTAGGTGAGTCCTGATGATGTTCAGGATCATGTGGCGTATTAAGCCTTCTTCTAACTTAACACCTTTAGAATTGTTTATCTGTGCCATTAGGCCAGATAGCAGGACCTGATTCAAATCAACTAATATCATTTTAATCTTTCAATAACGAATATCTATTATATCATTCTTCTTTCAAATTGGCAATCATTTTTTCAAATAAAGGTCCCGATTTTGTGGTTTTTTTCATAACTAAACCAAACCAGTCTTGTGGTATTAATTCGGAGATATATTCTCTCACATCAGAAAATATGGCGTCAAAATAATCCTCATGGATAATTTCATCTTCTTCATCCACCTTAAATAAAATAACGTGGTATGCAGGACCTACAGAGCTACCACCAACAGGATCTCCTTTAATTTCTTCATTGAAATATTGAGAAAGTACTTGAACGGCATTTTCATTTTCTTCATGTGGCAAAAAAGAAATGTAATCTGCGTTTTCTATTTCTTTCATAAAATCTAACATTGTAAACCTTTAATATGTGATTTGCGAACTCTTACCATAATCCATGTATTATAATAATCGTCACTTTCAAGTGCGCCTTTTATAAACTGTTCCTTAGCTTCAAGATATCCACATTCACCTTTTGATTTGCAAAGGTAGATAATCTCTCGGCTAAAGTTCTCTTGGCCCAATTGTAACACATCTTTGGTCACTTCGGCACTACTCCCGTAGTAATTTTTCCAATCCGAGGATACCTTAAACTTTTTCTTCTTTCCTTTTAATACTTTTGTTTTAGAAGAATAGAAGAATTTCTTTCCGATGTATTTTTTGCCGGTTATTATGTTGGTTATTAGATACACAAATCCATAATTATCACCGATCATTTCCTCGGTAAAGTCACTACCATTATAAGTCCAGGTTAAGAGTCCCATCCTTCTGCATCCTCATTGAATTCATCATCCTCTATATAGTCGGTGATTTCTTCAATGGTTTCTCCGCAAAACGGACAAAACTCAGGCAGTTCGGCTGACACTAATTCTTCAACATAAGCAATATCGTAACTAGATTCACAATTATGGCACTCAGCTGTTATTGTCTTCTCCATTTTGATTCCTTTTTATTTTTATTAAATTAAGTTTTTCAAATATTTTTATCCACATCCAACCAATATCAAATTCATACCATTTGTTTGATAATTTAGGACTTGCTGGTTTGTTGTGGTGATTATTATGTAGTTCTTCACCACCAATTATAATTCCCCAAGGAACTATATTTGTTGAATGGTCTTTTGTTGTCCAATTTCTATAACCTAGATAATGACCAACGCCATTGATTACACCTGCAGCCCAAAATGGAATCCAAATCATTTGAATTAACCAAATGAATACACCAATTTGGCCAAATAACAAAGCATCAATAATTAACATTAACACAACACCTGTAAACGGAAATCTTGTGTATATATTTTTTTCTATCCAATCATCTGGTGTTCCAGCACCAAATTGTTCAACCATTTTTTCATCTCTTGCCGCTTGTGCATAATAAGTGACACCGCCAAATAAAATATCACGCAATCCATAAAGTACAGGTGAGTGTGGATCGCCATCTCTATCAGTAAATGCATGGTGTTTACGGTGTACTGCAACCCATTGCTTGGTAACCATACCTGTGGTTAACCACAACCAAAATCTCATAATAGATTCTAATTTAGGATTAAATTCTAAGGATTTGTGTGCTTGTCCTCTGTGTAGATATATTGTGACACACATGATTGTAAAGTGTGTCACTATCAAAGTGTATATTAATGAGCCCACACATCTCCCCAATCTCCAGATAAAGCACCCTTTGCATAGTCAGTAGCTCTATTCTCGAAAAAGTTAGTATGAGTTGGTGCGTTAATCATTTCCTCAACCCACGGCAGAGGATTACGTTTTACTTTGAATATGCCTTTGAGGCCTAATGATATTAATCTTCTGTCAGCAATGTAACGAATATACTTTTTCACATCTTCAGACGTTAAATTTTCCATAGGTCCCATTTCAAAAGCCAAGTCAATAAACTTTTCTTCCAATTTAACCATATTCTCAGCTATCGTATATAGGCGACTCTTTAAATCATCATTCCATATTTCATTATTTTCTTGAATATAGGTTCTAAATAACTTAACCATGTTTTCACAATGTTGAGTTTCATCAACAATAGACCATGTAACGATTTGACCCATACCTTTCATTTTACCATGTCTTGGAAAGTTTAATAACATGATGAATGAACTAAACAACTGCATACCTTCTGTAAATGCGGAGAATGTAGCAATATGAGTTGCTGTATTTTCTTTCGTTGTATTTTGTCCTGATATGTTTAAAATATAATCATGTTTTTCTCTCATTGCTGCATATTCCATAAAATCGTTATAAGTGGTTTCTGGCAAACCAAGTGTCTCGATCAAATGTGAATAGGCTGCAATATGTAATGCTTCTCTAGCTGCAAAGCCAAGTAACATCATTCTTACTTCAGGCTGAGGAAAATAGGGAAGGTAATTAGTTACATAACCGCCAGCTACATCAATATCGCCTTGAGTAAAAAACCGAAAAATATGCGTAAGAAATTTCTTTTCAGTTTCATTTAGTTTTTTCTTCCAATCTTTTTCATCTTCAAGCATTGGCACTTCTGTATGTAACCAATGAGATTGTTCATGCTTTAACCAGGCCTCATATGCCCATGGATAGTTAAAAGGTTTAAATGAAGTTCTTCCTTCCGTTATATTATTATTTGATTTCTTAATCATTTAACCAAGCCTCTAGTGTTTTTTGTTGTACCATACCTACTAAACGTTTTACTTCTACATTCTCATCTAGCATAACGAGAGTTGGCACGCCACGAACACCGTATTCAATTGCTGTATCTTGTGCGTTATCAATATCAATAACTTCAATTGGAATATTTGTTTCAATTTCTTCTAAAGTTTTTGCTAACATTTTACATGGTCCACACCATGATGCTGAAAATCTTAATACTCTTTTCATTTTCTTTTATTCTCCGTTTGTTCTTGACTTGGTGGAAAATACGGCTCTATCACATAGTGCTCTGCTCCCCACCACCCTATAGCAGTTATAAATCCTGCAAATAATAAATCTATAACTATCATTCATCTCTCCATCAATTCATTCACAAAATCTAATAATATCTCATGTTGTAAACCACCATGATACTTACCCTTCATCCAACTATAACCATCATACCAGAATTCTTCACTCTCAGGATGACAACCAATTAGACCAATATTGTTTTGAACAATAGCCATTGGCATACCTGTATTGGCATACTTAGCATGAGTCTCATATTTACCTTCACCAACAAAAGTTGGTCCATCATAAAAGAACATGTTTTGGTGATGACCATCATACCATACAGTCGGCATATTCTTTGCATGAGGTCTTCTAGTACAAGTACCAGGCTGAGTTATATATTGAACCGCATCCACATCTTTTAAAATATCAAAGTAGTAACTACCAGCCCAAAAGGCACCCATACAAATACCAAGATACTTGCCACCATTAGAAACAAAATCTCTAACATACTCACCATTTTGTTTTAATGAATTATCAAAAGAGTCTGAATCACCAAATCCACCAGGAAAAGCCACCATGTCTACTTTATCAAAGAACCCGTCTTCCATTTCATTCTTTGAAAATAGTTTGAAATGGTATTGTCCATCAAGAGCTTTCAATAGTCCATTGCCAGATTGAACTGAACATTTCGGATCATTAATAAACATAGCAATTGTGGGTTTCATTTTTTTATCTTACGGTAAAGGATGAACCACATCCACAAGTTGATTGTGCATTTGGATTTTTAATAACAAATTCACTTCCCATTAAACTTTCTTTATAATCTATTGTTGCGCCAATCATATACTGCATACTCATTGAATCAATTAAAACAGTAAAACCAGAATTATCAAAAACCCAGTCATCTTCATTTTTCATTTCATCTAAAGTAAATCCATATTGAAAACCAGAACAACCTCCACCTTGAACAAATACTCTTAATTTGATACCTGGATCATTTTCTTCTGCCAATATGTCTCTTATTTTATTATTGGCACATTCTGTAATTTCAATATCCATTTAACCCTCACATGCTAGACAGTCATTACCTTGAGCAACTTGTGCCATATCTAACTCCTTAATAACTTGTCTTTCAATTCTCTTTGACACTTTATCTGCTTTACCAATCTTTTCAGAACGGCAATAGTATAAAGTCTTCAATCCTTTTTTCCATGCCATAAAATGTATAGCATGTAGATACTTAATATGTGCATCCGGCCTAAAAAATAAATTCAATGATTGTGCTTGGTCGATATATTCTTGTCTATCTGCGGCAAGTTCAATAACCCATCGCTGATCTATTTCCATCGATGTTTTGAATATATCTTTTTCCAAATCAGATAACATGTCTAAGTGTTGTACAGAACCATCATTAGCAATAATACTGGACCAAGTATCATTATAATCATTTTCGTCTTTTGCTTTTTCTCTAACGATTTTATCTAACCATTTGTTTTTGTTCAAAAATGAGCCAGATAACGTATCCTGACGATAAGCATTAGCACGAAAAGGTTCGATGCTAGGAGAAGTATTTCCCATAATGATAGACGAAGAAGCATTTGGAGCAACAGCCATAGTATGACTGAAGCGTTTACCAGTGCCACTAGCGTCAGGGGCCTCACCTCTCTCTTTACCCAATTCCAGATTTGCATGATCTAAACCTTTCTTAATATGTTTAAAGATTTGGTTATTAGTGACTTTCGCCATTACACCCTCAAAAGGGATACCCAACTTCTGTAAATAAGCATGAAAGCCGAGAGCACCCACACCAATGCTACGCTCTCTAGTAGCAGAGAATTTAGCTCTAGCGATAGTAACAGGAGCATTATCAATAAAGTATTGAAGTACGTTATCCAACATCTCCGCAACGTCCCGTAGAAAATGTTTATTATTCTTCCATTCATCATAAGTCTCCAAGTTCAAAGAAGATAAACAACATACGGCTGTCCGCTGTTCATTAGTTGGCAAAATAATTTCAGAACACAAGTTTGATTGATGTACTTTAAGTCCTAGATCTTTTAAGTGTTTTGGTAACTTTCTGTTACTTGTATCAATATAATGAATGTATGGTTCCCCTGTGTGCATACGTAATTCTAAAATTTGTTGCCACAAGTGTCTAGCTGATACCACTTCTCTCACTTCTCCGCTATGTGGATCTTTCAATTGCCAATCGTCACTAACATTTGGATCTAACATACACCTTTCAATGATTTCCATGAAAGAATCTGGTATATTAATACCGTGATGAAGATTCAAACATCTTGAATTAGGATCACCTGTCGATTTTCTTAATTCAATAAAGCTTGTGATATCTGGATGACTAATATCGAGGTATGCAGCATAACTACCACGGCGAGTACGACCTTGCCGATAAGCCAAAGAACTAGCATCATACATTTTAAGATGTGGCATAACACCAGTAGACTTATCATCGGCAGAGCGAATACCAAAACCGATACCGACACCACCGCCCAACATAGATAACCAATTAGTTTCTGATAAGTTTTCAACTAAACCCTCCGCAGTATCTTCAATATAATTTAAAAAACATGATATGGGAAGACCACGCTTAGATCTACCGAAAGATAGTATCGGTGTAGAATACGAGAGCCAATGTTTACTAGAGTAATCGTAGAGTCTCTGAGCATGTTCTTCATTACTTCCAAATGTCTTTGATACGTATGCAAATCTGTGTTGTGGTGATTCTTCATCTTCTCTCATGTAAGATTCTTTAAGTCTCTTAACTCCCAATTCGTCAAACAGTTTATCCCTATCCAAATCTATCTTAATTCCTAGATACTCTGTCATATGCTCTACCTTCTTGTTATTGTGTTATAAATTCGCTAATCATTGGAAATATCGGTTCTATTGCTCTAGCACATTCTATCGCTACCTCTCTATGTTCTTTTTGTGTCGATTTATCGCTTCGGATCTGTATGTAGTGTAACCAGGAACGAAGCGTTCCGTGCATATACATTCTACTCTTTGTCATGCCTTCTGGCAATACAGCCCTCGCTTGTTCTTTTGCTATTCCTTTATCTAATGCAAACTGGTAAGCATCTTTAGCTACATCTAATACCTTGTTTTGGTAATTTTCCCACCATGTTTGTAATGCTAGATTATCCGTTTCAATACTATTTTGTCTATTCTTTGTGTCTTGTAATCTTGATTCTTTTAGTTCAAATCCTAATTGAGAAGCGTCGGCATACCGTTGACTAAACTCTTGAAAAGAGAATGATCGGTGTCTCAAGATTTGTCTTGCTATGTCCCTAGTTGTATTAATTTCTAAACAGATACTGGCCATCTCCAATGGAGACCAGTGTTGATTTTTGATAAGATATCTAACCAGTTTTTCAGATGTTGCATCATTATTTTGATTTGCTGGGTTTGATACTCTAGCCGCATAAGCTACTTGTTCTAACAAGTTCTTCCCATCGGCACCTTGTGTGTATGATATTAATTTCACTTCCATTATATAGTCTCTTTTAAGTCTTTTTCCAATTAGTAAATTGTAATTTCGCCATTAAATTTTGATATGTGTGGTTAGTTATAATATCTTCAATTTCGTCTGGTGAAAACCCATCTAAAACCATGTCATTAATGTCTTTACACTCCATCATTTCTGGCCAAATTACTACCTTGTAATGTTCTTCTATAGCCTTTCCCATTTGTTTTACAATTTCTTTGTTTCTAGGTTCATTATCATAGATTAATACCACATTTTCTTTTGGTAATATCTTGGTAATGGATGTGAGATTAGAATCAGCAGTAGCCACAGCATTTTTAATGAATAGAGAGTCAATAGGACCTTCCGTCACATAGATTGGTTGTTCCATGTCAATCCTATCAAGTCCAAATACTTTATAACCATCTACATCCAGTTTCATGGTGATGTATCTAAGTTTAGATTCACCAAGAGCACGACCTTGAAACGCAATTAGATTTTTATCTCTATCATAGAATGGTATTACTAATCTTTTATCACCTTCAATTAATTTTTGTTGGCCAAGTTGATTAAAACCAAGACTATCTACAAAGGCTTTGAAGTCTTCTGCATAGTATAGTGAATCAAAAGCTCCGTCTGGGATTTTTCTATTTGTAATATAATCTCTTGCAAAATGTCCTCCTGGTAAGGAAGCAATTGAAGGGATTCCGAGTGATTTCTTAAATATCGGTTTTTCCGTTTTAAATCCCGAGAAGTCTGGTTTGGTATTGCTGATGTTTCTAGATTCGTCATGTTTGTATCTTTCCAATGCATATTCTTTCAGCAGACCTGGATCTACCTTCTCTAAGAAATTATAGAATGAGGTTGATGCGCCACAGTTATGACACATGAAGAAGTAATTGTTCTTCTTCTCGTAGATATAACCACGTGCTTTGACTTTGTTTTTTTGTGAATCGCCACAAAGAGGACACCTGAAGTTATACAGGTTATCTTTCTTTTGTGAGAATTTATGAAGCTTAGGAGCTGCCCTAAGCAAAAAGGCTCTATCAATGAAAACACTCATAATAAAAAATAATAGTTTAACGGATTAGTTTTACTATTGTATCAAAATTTAGATGTGAAAGCAACCATGAAAGTACCAAAACACCACCGGTAATAAACCATTTCCATTGCAGAATGGCATCCAGTTGTTTCTTTTCATTTGTCTGGTGATTTTGGATAATACCACGCAGGCTTTTTATTTCTTCCATAATACGCAATTCGGTAATTTGCATCTTATCCAAAACGGTATCTATTCGGCCGTGAATTTCCCTGATGTCACCATCCGTTTCTTTTCGTCTTTCTTCCATATCTTCATAGACTTTCGCAATATGACGGTCGTGAACTTCAACTAATTTTTCTATAACTATATCCATTTTTCCGCAAAGAGAAGTTAAGGTGGCGACCTGTGACTTAAGGACTCCAACATCTACTTTAATATCGTCATCAGAACTCATTTCTTGACAGGCCTCTACTTTTCTTAGCAAAAATCGTGACAGTTATTTTTTGACAGATTACTTCTTCTCTGGCAATTTTTCGCCATCAAGTTTCTTGTGGATCTTAACTTGCTTGCAAACTTCTTTTTCTTTGCCTTTAGCATCTTTAGTTGTTTCGCAAACTTTCTTCACTTCTGCTTCGGCGTGTACCAAAGCAATTGAAATGAATGATAGTGCAATCGCTAGAATAATTTTCTTCATAGTTCTTCCTTAAATTTCAGGTTGTGGTGCTGGTGGAGGTGCTAACTTACCTCCGTATCCAACGACTGGATCGGCTGAGGCAATTGGTACTGCACCTTGTGCATTATTAACTACCATTGGTTTTACAGGCGCTGTATATGTAGGATAATTAACAGGCGCTGAAGCAATAGGTGTTGGTGCTGCTGATACTACTGGTATTTTTGTTGCAGCGTTCATTGCTTGTGTCTTTAAGTCTTTATCGTTACCTGCTAACATAATGCCTGATAATGTACCAGTTAGGAATGTAGCGATTGGAATAATCATCTCAAAGAACTTTTGGTCGATAGGACTAATAGCGTTCAATGGTTGAGTGATAAAGATAATTGAATACAATACGACAAAAACAATACCTGTCAATGTCAATGCTAAACAAATACCAATAAAGAATTTAAGACGAGCCATAAGCTGGTCTTCTGTATACATGAATGGGACTTCGTTATTTTCCACAGCTTGCTCCACTTGGTTTACATAATTGAACATTTGCTTGAGTTGGTTGATCCGCAGGTGGTGGCGCACCCAATCTAGGGTCTCTTTGACCTTTGAAAATTTGTTCTGGACAAGTCCTCGTAACGTCACAAATAGGCGGTTTACAGTCATCTGAATCCCAATTCTTAGGGTTTTGGCATGGGTATCTGAACTGGTCATGGCCACAAAATGCCAAGGTTAATGGTAAAATGAGCAAGAGACTTGCCCACGCAAATAGTTTATGGTCGTGCATATTAACTCAATATTTGTATAATGTGGTTGAATTTTTCTGTTCTATCTTCAAGACCAATTTCACCGCCATTAATAATATGAGTCATTTTTGTAATATCTTTTGCATCTGCTACGGCATTTAGTTTGTTTGTTTCCCAGAACCAGCAAGCAGACTGTAATGCACCTTCAAAAGTCTGCATATACTCTGATGCTTCGTCAGGAGTAATTTCAATACTAGCCGCAAACCAAAAGTAATTGTCTCTGCCCGTGATTTGAATTGCACCACGGCCACAGAACTTATAACCATCACCAGACGCTTCATCACCATTACCCATACGATTAGCATAGATTCTGTTGGCGATAGCTTCCTGTTTGTTTGGTTTAGCACAATACTCTTGTGCCAATTCTAATGTAGGAAAATACTTATGGAATATTTTAATTAGAGATTCTGGTTTATAGTTCAAATTTTCTTTGAGTGCTGTAAACCCATCGGATTCGTGGACACATTGTGCCAAGAAACCAGCGATACGTTCTGGTGTATTGATATCGTAATCTGGTAATAATAATGCCAAATCTTTATACCAATGTTCCACATATGGGTTCTTTGGTATAATTTGTTTTAATTGTGATAGTGTTAGTTCCATTTTATGATAATGCTTCAGCTAGTTGTAATGCTCCCATCAAAATAGCATGATATTCATCGTTTTGTGCCAACTGGTCTGCATTGGCATCTATTCTTGCAACAATATTCATATCGTTGATTAATTCTTTATAATCTTCAGCAGACAATTGGCCCTCATTGTATAGCTGTTGATAACCTTGTGCCTGAATTGCTAAATCTTGTATTGCTGTCATCTTGGTTCACCCCCAATTGCTTTTTGTATTTGTTCTGCCGACTTGGATATACTATTTAGTTTTAAACCACAGTAGGTTGGGTTAATAGTATCTTTTTGGTGTAACTCATCCACCAATGTGAACAAGTCATTATTCATCTTTACTGTTACATCATTGTATGGTAGAAATTGGCTATAATTCTTTAGTTCCAATGCATCTTGGTATAGTACCTGTATACCTTCTTTGGTACAGTTCTTTAGTTCTGCATCGGTACGTACTTTATTGACTAGACCATACTCGTTATTATCATAGTGTGCAACAAATAAAATGGAACAACCAGATAACAATGCAACTATACTCAATATTAGTTTTTTCATATTTGTTATTTTGCAGTTTGGTGTGTTTGTACTAACCAGTCTACCGCATCCTTTTTGGTTTTATGTAATTTACTCATATCCCAATGTTTAGAATATGCTTTATGTGGTGTTTTTTTATTAGAAAATGATTGCATAATGTTGCCAATATGTTGGCCATTATGGTGTACATTTAATATTGAACCGTCTTTAACAATTTTTGTTGCTTCATCTAATGGTTCTTCTATAAATGATTTGAAAGATTTCATGGATTAATCCTTTTCTGTTCTTTCAACCACATTTGAATACCGGTCATTTTGTCGGCGAGTTCGTGGTAGAGTTCGTAGTTGTCGGCAACTGTTCTTTCGACTTCAGAGAGTGCAATTCCGGAACTGGATCCAGCCACTCCTTCGGGTAATCGGGAAACGGTACCTTTAGCGGCGTTGTCGTGGAGCAAGACAAAAGACTGAGGAACATCACACATATGGTCATCAGCGGTAGTAATTTGTTTAACGATTTCATCATGGACTATCCTATCTTGAATTACTTTATCATGTATAACTTTAACAACTTCCTGTGTAATAACTTTTTGTTCAGTCACAACTTTTTCAACTTCGGCCTTGGCACTTATTAAAACGTCTTGTCTACCTTCAACATAAAATCCAGCCGCAAAGATGACAATTGCCAATAATCTAATTGGCAATCTGTATATAAAAGGAACTAATTTGTTGAATAATGCTTCTAGTATAAAGAGTACTACTCCCACTCCGACTATTGCCCATGGTACCCATGTTGGTACTAGGCCTAGTAAATAATTAATTGAAAACAATGACGAAAACATGATACTATGCCTTTGGTGGTTTTCTTCTAACCATGCCTAATAGAATAGGACTTTTCTTTTTACGTTTATCATTGTATACACCAGGTTCACTTTGATTACTCTTAGGACCTTGTGCACCAATACCTGCAACACCTGCAGTTACTGCTGTTGGACCGGCCGCACCGACTGCACCAGCACCGCCATCTTCTTTTACGCAACTACCGGGTGAATATGCCTTTTTACCTTTTACTGGCTTATAACCAGTCCAGCATCTACCAGCTTCATTAATAAAGCTTTTAAATGATTTCATTTTTTCATCTCGCTACGCATATAATTAGCAACAGTCATTACATAGTCTTCAGCCAATGTAATTTTAGATTCTACCCATTCAGGTAAATCTGCTTTGTCACCAATCAATTCAATCATCTCTTGTGCATTATGCATGATTGTGCGTAATTGATTTACTGCCATATATGGATCAGAATATTCTGGATCTTTAGCTTCAGTAATTGTGTCTTTAAAATCTTTAAACGTTTTCATTAGCAGTTCCACTTTCTTAGTGATTTATTGATACGTGAATCAGGATCTCTTGCTGTCTTAGCTGAAGTTAATCTTTTCTTCATACCAGACATTCTGGCACAAAATGATTTTCTACGATTAGCTGCTTTACTACCTGGTTTTAATTTCGAAGGTTTTGTCGTAACTGCTGTCTTTAGTTTAGAACCTGGATGCTCTCTACGATAGCTATCAACACCTTTTTGATTTAGGCCACCTTCTGGATTCTTACCAGCTTTCTTTTGCCATGCAGCTGTCTCATACAATTCTTCATCTGAAACTTCTTCAAAATCTTCCCAAATAACTTCCGGATCAACATTGTTAATTTCTGCAAGTTCCATAACAAAATCTTCAATTAAGTCAAATAGTTCTTCTACTTCAACTTCTTCAGGTACACAGTTTGGTACAGTTCTACCATTCTTCTCTTTAGTACCGACAGCAGTATACCCAGACCAACAAGCCTTCTTAAGACCACCAGTTGGTTCCTTTACTTCGTTTATAAATTGTTTGAATCGTATCATATTTTGCTTAATATCTCTGCGACATCCATATCTAGCTGTATTTCTGATGACCTGATATTCTTTCCATTAATACCATATATCACCTCCGGCATCAAATTCAAATAACTTAAAAATGTTTTAAGTATATCATAATCCCTCTCATCTGTCTTATAGAATAATATTCTTGCCATATGATCCGGGCCAAAAACATTATTCAATAAAATGATATGATTTAAAATCAATCTTTCTTTTAATGACTTAGTAACTTTGTATCTACGGAATAATCTCTTGAGATACTTGGTGCGCTTTATGTCACCTTCAAATTCCGATTGTATACAATGTGGTGACGTATAGCATTTAGCCGCATACATCATAAAGTTGTCTTCATTCAAATCATCAAACATATTGAAATATGGGGCCGAAGCCCCATGTATTATACTCCAGCGAAATAAGTTAGAGAGTTACTTGTGTTACCAGATAATGTATTGGCTGCAGTTGGATTTGCCAACACAACCAATGTTTCAGTCTGTACACGACCTGCACGGCCACCAGTGAATGTTGTAACTTTATTCCAACCAGCATGAGACATACCAGAATTTAAGTTATAACTACCAGAGTTTGCAGTACCAGCA